TTAATGGTTCAGTTTCACAAGGCACATTTGGAGGAGTTGCATTTAAAGAAATGGATAGAACGCCAATTCTAGGTGCAGGTACAGATTTTACAATAAATGCAAATGGTTATATTCAATCGTTTATTACAGATGCAGGAGTACCTAATTTATTAGAGATACCAGCTGGAAATTGGAATTTTGAAACCTATTTTAGCGCTTCAAGCGGTGGAGGTTCGCCATCATTTTACGTTGAGTTATACAAATGGGATGGTACAACTCTATCTTTAATTGCAAGTAGCTCTACAACGCCTGAGAATATAACAGGAGGCACAAGTATAGATTTGTATGTTAGTGCTTTAGCAGTTCCACAAACTGCTTTATTAGCTACTGATAGATTAGCAGTTAGAATATATGTTAGTAACAGTGGTAGAACAATTAAATTGCATACAGAAGATAATCATTTATCTCAAGTAATAACAACCTTTTCAACTGGACTTACTGCATTAAATGGACTTACAGCACAAGTACAGAATTTAGCAGTAGGAACAACAGGAACAGATTTTGGTATTAACTCTACCACAGCAACTCACACGTTTAATTTACCAACAGCAAGCTCAAGTAATAGGGGTGCTTTAAGTTCAGCGGATTGGAGTACATTTAACAATAAACAAAATACATCTACATTAATTTTTGATTCACTTCAAAAAGCAATAATGCGAGATAACTATTTTTGGTTTGTTCCTAATAGTATTTCAACAGGAGTAGCTGCTGGTTATGGTTATTCTGAAAGGTTAGGGGGAAATACATTTGCTATTGCTGGGAACGGTAATTTATTAAGAGGGTTAATTCCTTTTTCTTCAACTGCATCAGCAGGAACAATAGCATTTATGAGAAAAAATGATGGTATGATATTAACAGGTTTAGAGGTTGTATTTACTCGTAAAATTCAATTTAACTCAAATGTGTCAGGGCAAAGATTCTTTTGCGGAATAAGCAAAGGAAATCAATTTAGCCCACCAACTAACGTAGAGCCATCAACACTAACTGATATTGTTGGAGTTTGTCAGTTATCTAGTTCAACTAATATGCACGTTGTTCACAATGACGCAAGTGGAACAGCTACAACAATAGATTTAGGAAGTTCTTACCCTTGTACCGATTCGCAATACAATTACTACATTACAATCGAGCAAACAACCACTACTTATATTGTAACAGTTGAAAGGGTAACTATTACAACTGGCGCAAGTATATCAACTACAAACACATTAGCAACAAACATACCTAATTATGCAACTGGAACTATTCAATTATTAACTTGGATTTCAAATAACGCAACAGCAGCAATAGCAAGTTATTTAGATGGTGGCGCAATAGGAAACGTAAAAAATCAATAATATGTACTATAAAAATTCAAAATATCAAATCTTTGATGCTGATAACAACCTTGTAATAATGCAAGAGGGAACAACGCAATACAACGCATATTTAGCGTATTTACAGAACGATGGAGAGTTAATCGATACTGACTATGAAATAGCAGTAAATGAGAGCGCAAATGTTAAAGATATCGTTATTGATTTACTTACAAAGCAAGTTGAAACATTAAGCGAAATTGAAAAGACAGATTTACTAGAAACAATTTTAAACACCTAATATGAAAGACTTAATTAAATCAATCCTAAGCGATGTTAAAAGTTGGAATAGAATATTAGTTAATCGTTGGCATTTACACGCACCAATCGCTTTAATTGCAGGGTGCTTTATGTTTTGGCTACTAAAAGACACAATAAGCGACACTTATGTATCAACAGAAATAGCGTTTAAGATATTTGTACCTACATTTTTAGGAGGCATTTGCCTTTGGTTGTTTGAAGCGTGGCAAAAGAAAGGGCGCATAATTGGAGAACTAGAAATGTTTGAGAGCAATAAGGACTTTATTGTCGGTTTATTTTTCTTACTTTGCGGAATAGTAATAACTTTTTTTTATTTTTTGTAATATGGAATGGATTGTTAATAATTGGATGTTAATAGTAGGAGCAATAAGCACTCCGATAGCTTGGGTATTTGGAGGTAAACAAGCCAAAGCGCAGGAAATAAAAAAAGGCGAAACCGATATAAAGAAAGGTAATGCCGATGCGGTGTCAGCGATGCAAGAAGTTTATAATAAATTTCTCGAAGATTATAAATTAAGAATGGGCGAGGTTATGACTGAACTTACAGAAGTAAAGGACAATTATAAGACGATGCAGAAGCAATTCAACGAAATGCAAATATCTTATCATAAAGACACCGAAAAGCATCGGGATTTATCTTCAAAATATACAGCTTTGGAAAAGGACTATGAGCAGTTAAAAGGCTTGTATGATAAATTGAAAAAAGATTTTGACCAACAAAAAAAATTAGCAAAGTGAAACTCGATGACAACGGTTACAAATTGATACAAGGGTTCGAGGGATTGTCTTTAGTTCCGTATTTATGTAGCGCAAAAGTTGCGACCATAGGGTGGGGGAATATTTTTTACCCTAGCGGAATAAAAGTTACGATGGCAGATAAGCCAATTAGTTTAGCGACTGCCTCGTGGATGTTCAGAACTATCGCTGATAGGTTTGCAGTTGATGTAGATAAAATGATTAAAGCAAATATCAATCAAAACCAGTTTAACGCTATTGTATCTCTAGCTTATAATATCGGACTTGCTGGACTTGCTAAAAGTTCATTATTGAAAAAAGTAAATGCTAATCCTAGCGATCCGACAATTACAAACTCCTTTATGATTTGGAATAAAGCGGGTGGCAAAGTATTAAACGGACTTACTAAAAGACGTGCTATTGAAGCTAAATTGTATTTTGCATAGATAAAAGGGTACATTTGTTGAAACTAAACAACAAAATTATGCAATCAAAATGGAGTGTTTACGATAATAAAGTACTAGAAATAGTAAATGATTCAAATAGAAATCTTAAAAAAATTGAAATCATAAGACGCATAAATGACGATTTATGCGATGCAGATAAAAAAACTTTCAGCAAATATTTAGAAAGGAATTTAAAAAGAATTTGCGACAATTACGAGGGAGTTTATAACGCTTCCAATAAATTAGATATAGACTATACAACTATTAAGCATCTTTGGGTAAAGGATAAAGATGCTAGTGTGTTTGTAAAAAATCCTAACTACGTTGAGCAAGACAAAAAAGAGTTAGATGAACTACGAACAAAGTTAATTGATAGCTTAAAAGACTACACTCCAAAATACCCAAAGATTGAAAGGTCTAAAAATCAACAAAAAAGACTATTTGTGTTTTCTCCTGCTGATATTCATATTGGAAAACTTTGTAACGCTTTTGAAAGCGGAGAAGATTATAACAATCAAATAGCAGTTAGACGTGTTTTAGAGGGTTGTAATGGACTATTAGCAGAACTACCAACAGATAGCATCGATAGGATATTATTTGTTATAGGAAACGATATTTTGCACATAGATAACGCAAAGAGAACAACAACAAGCGGAACACCACAAGATACAGACGGTATGTGGTTTGAAAATTTTATGATTGCCAAACAGCTTTATGTAGATATTATTGAAATGATGATGCAAGTAGCGGATGTTCACGTAGTATTTAATCCTAGCAATCACGATTATACAAATGGATTCTTTTTAGCGCAAATAATACAAACGCATTTTAAAGATTGTAAAAACGTTACCTTTGATTGTAGTATTTCACATAGAAAATATTACAGGTATGGTAATAACATTATAGGTACAACTCACGGAGATGGCGCAAAAGAAACTGATTTGGCTTTACTAATGGCGCACGAAAGTAAAGACTGGCAAGATTGTAGCCATAGGTATTTTTATATTCATCATTTCCATCATAAGATTAGTAAAGATTATATGAGTGTATGTGTTGAGGCTTTACGTTCTCCTAGTGGCACAGATAGTTGGCATCACAGAAATGGATACCAGCACTCGCCAAAGGCAGTTGAAGGATTTATACACGATTTTAATTACGGTCAAACAAGCCGTTTAACACATTTATTCTAATGAGCCAAACACCTTATCAACGGATCAAAAGAGTAATGCAGTTTTATTACAATAGAGGACAAAACCGAGAAAACGTAAACGAGGTATATCGTAAAATAATTAAAACAAAATTAAAATGAAACTAACATCACTACTACTTGCACTATTACTTATTTCCTGCGGAGCAAAAACAGTCAACAAAGAGCAAAAGAAAACCGATAGTATTGCTACAACTATTGCAGTAGTAAAAACCGATAGCACTTCTATTGATAAAAAGGTATTGGTTTATGATGTTGAAACAGATGAAATCGTAATTGAGGCAGTCGATACAACCCAGCCAATCGAAATAACCAATAATGAGGGTAAAGTAACTAAATACAGAAACGCTCGTTTAAGCCACAAAAAAAGAAAAGACAACACAATAGTAGTAAGTGAAAAGATAGTGGCTAAAATCGTTGTTGATTCAATTACAAACGAGATTGAAGTCAATAAAGTTGAAAGCACAAAGATAGTTTACAAGGAGCAGTTTAATTGGGGAACGTTTATTTTGCAGTTATGGTGGTTATGGCTACTTATAATTTTAGCAATTTATTTAGCTTATCGATATTATAAAGGGTATCTCAAATTTCCGATGCTTTGATTCCACAATACGAATGGATAAAAGAGGGCAAAGACTGGGTGCGAGTTGAAAAGCCGTTAAACAAATGGAAAGGTATTCCACCGATTGAAGATGAAATAAAAAAGCCGCTAAATAAATAGCGGCTTTTCTAATCTATCAAACATCAAACATTATGAAAGGCAAATGTAGTAATTTATTTTAATTACCAACAAACTAAAACGCCATAAGTTATTGCTACTAATAGAATGACTATTAAAAGCACCAACCCCTCGTTATTTTCTTTCATTATATCTTTTGGTTAGGTATTCGTACGCCAATCGATTACATTCTTTTGTACCTCCGATTACTTCGATTTTATACTTTTCTAGTTTTCCGTTATACGGTTCTCTTTTCTCTATTCCTTTTTTGGGTCTGCCTGCCATATTAAATTATTTGATTGTTTATATTCCTTTGGTATTTTATCGATGATCCGCACACGCCAGCATCCGATTGCATCCTGTTCAACTACTCTAAATTCACTCGGCAAAGTTACAATAGAATTATTATAGTGCCGAACTATTATAAACTTAGGATTTTGAATTGCTTTAATGTGGGATATTTTCATTTTGCAAACCTACAAATAAACTTTTATATAAAAAAATTTTTTTATTACAATTTAGATTCTATATTTGTCCCATCAAACTTTAAAAACAAACATTATGAACAGATTTCAAAAAAACGATTGGCAGTATTTAATTGCGTTTGGCGCAGCAGTTTGGTTTCTAACGCAAATAATATTTAGATACTAATGA